ATACGCTGGCAACTCTTAACACTAATGCTGACCCGGTGCAGCATTTTAATCCAGATCCGCTTAATCCAGGGACTCCGCAACAATCTGGGGGTGCAATGGTTAACCCTGGCCTGGCTACTTTATCTGCTGATATGAGAACAGTTCATCAGCAGTCTGCAAGCCTGTACGCTGCAAGCATGGGCGATAATCCTGGTCTGCAATCTGGTGTGGCTATAAAAAGGCTGCAAGACAAGGGAGATGTAGGCACAATAAAATATTTCCGCGCTCATGAGAGAGCTATTGCACGCACAGCAAGAATACAAGTAAACACAATTCCACGTGTATATAGTACAGAAAGAGAAATGATGATTCTCGGTCAAGACGGAAGCGTCGATATTCGCACTATTAACCAGCCTGTATTTGATCAGCAGACCAGAAAAATGGTAACTGTTAATGATTTATCAAAAGGTAAGTTCAGTGTCTCATGCTCATCCGGTCCGTCATTCCAGAGTCGACAGCAAGAAACTGTAGCAGCAATAACTGAGATTGCCGTGGTTGACCCATCTGTAATACAAATGGGTAGTGATATACTATTTAACAATCTTTCTTCACCAGGCATGGATTTAATAGCCCAAAGAAAACGTCAACAATTGTTCCAGGCAGGTGTGATACCGGTCGAGCAAATGACCGACGAAGAAAAGCAGAAAATGCAACAAATGCAGTCGCAGCCACAACAGCCAGATCCAGCCACACTGTTGGCTCAGGCTGAGATTGACAAAGCTCAAGCGCAGGCAGCAAAGGTAAATGTTGATGCTCAGGTGGCGCAACGTAGAGAGGATAGGGCTGACGTTGTTGCTAACGCAGAAATAAATCAGAATCAGCAAAAAATTGATATGGATAGAATGTTTAAGATGTTTGAGCGACAACTCGAGCAACAAAAGGCCATCATAGAAACTCAAAATACTTTAGCTGCAACTTTGAAAACAATAAAAGATGCTACCGGCATAGATAAAATTATTGGCAGCGGGAATGCGGAAGCATACAGCAAGGCAACTGATTTACTTAACGAATCGCTTAACATGTAATAAACCCGTACGTGACGGTATCGCGGCAACCTTTCTAAAGGCTTAAAAATGACACAAGAAAACCTGCAAGAGATCGATGAAGAATTGATCGAGAATCCAGAGATGGACACCGAAGAATCAGGAACTTCGGAAGATGCTGAAACTGAAACTGTAACTGATGAATCGAATACTGATAAAGATCCGGCCGGTTTTACCAAACGGATGAATCAGAAGCATTTTGAATTGATGGAAGAGAAGCGATTGAGAGAGGCGGCGGAAGCAGAGGTAATAAATCTTAAATCGAAGCTTCCAAACGTTCAAAAGCCTGTGATACCTGATCTACCTGACCCGTATGATGAAGATTATGACATCAGAATAAAGCAACGTGACGAAGCCATAAGGAATGCGGCAATTTACGATGCAAACGAGGAAATACGGAATAATCAGATACAGTCTCAGAACAAAGCAGAGCAAGAAAGAAAAAATAACGACTTGGTCAAAAGCGTTGAAACGTATTCTGGTAGAGCCAAAGAACTTGGCATATCAGAAAATGAGCTAGCTGTTGCAGGGAAAGCTATTGCTGCTTATGGAATGCATGATGATGTGGCGCATTTTATCTTAGGTGATGATAAAGGCCCTGCAATAACAACATTCTTGGCGCGCAATCCGGCTGAACTTGAAGCAATAAGTAAACTCAGTCCGATGCAAGCTGCGGTTCATATCAGCAACGTTATTAAGCCAAAACTTCAGTTAAAGAACAAAATTAGCGCAATACCGGAACCTGCAGATACATTGAGAGGTGGTGGAGTTACAAAGCCTGAGCGTGGGCCGAAGGGCGCTAAGTACGAATAAGGAGATTTAAGAATGGCTAGTAATTATGATAGTAATATTACGCGCAAACTTGCGCGTGTGTTTTTGGAGAAAGCCGAAGCCGCCAGGGTTCACTCTAAAAACGTTGACACGCAATTATTAACCGGAAAATTTGATCCTTCCAGCGGCGACACTGTAGATTTCAAGCGTCCGACTGATTACACAAGCTCGCGCACAGCGGCTGGTGATATAACAGGTGTTAGAAAGGACATTATCACAGGGAAAGCTTCTGGAACGGTTCAAAATTACTTTACTGTTCCTATTGATTGGAACGAGGCTGATGAAGCAATTAAGATGGATCAGCTCGATCAATTAATAGCACCCGCAGCGACACGTATAATTACCGACCTGGAACTTGATTTTACCAACTTCATGCTTACTCGAGCAGGTTTGTTGGCTGGAACGGTTGGCACTGCCGCAACCACTTGGGATCATATTGCCCAGGCCGGTGCGGTAATGTCTGCGCACGGAATACCCACTGACCAGCCCTGGTACTATACCGTGAATCCGTACACTCAAAAGAAACTGGCTAGCAATCAGCGATCTTTAGGTGCCGGTGGAACAGCCGGTGAGTTAATCACAGAAGCGCATCAAAAAAGCACCATATCAAGTATGTTCGCCGGTTTTGATCGGGTAATGACAGCAACAACATTGCCACGGTACACAACTGATGCTGCAAGTGATCGAGCCGGTACTTTGACGGCAACTCCGACAGCTACTTATGTTGGCGCAAAAGACTCGATGACCATGAGCATTGCGGTCACTGCAATGGGAGCTAATGCAGTTGTGGCAGCTGGTGAGGTAATCCAGATAACTGGTCGTAATCGCATGAATCTGTCTACCCGCAGAGCTATTCTTGACGATACAGGAGCCGTCGTATTGTTTACCGGCGTTGTTACCGCCCCAGTTACTCTTGGATCTAGCGGTGAGGGCACTCTTGTTATTTCTGGGCCTGCAATATATGAGGCAACCGGAGCTTACAATACCGTTGCTTCTGCTGTTACTTCCGGCGATGTTGTAACTCGGCTAGGCTCGGCTGGAGTGACATTACAGCCAAACCTGTTCTGGCATAAAAAAGCATTTTCTATCGGTTCCGTGCCATTACAAAAACTTTATGCCACAGACACGATTGCAACGACTGAAGATGGCTTGCAGATACGAGTATGTAAATACTCTGACGGTGATGCAAACAAACAGATAGTTCGTTTTGATTTGCGTCCAGCGTATGCTTGCCTGAATCCATTCTTTGCCGGTCAGGGTTGGGGGAGCTAATATCAAGCGGGGCTTCGGCCCCGTATTAACTTTATGGAGCAGTAAATATGAATATGATTAAATGGATAAAGAAGAATGGCACTGAAGTTGTTACCAATGATTTGCAAGCTAACATAGAAGCCGCTATTAGTCTCGGATGGAAGCGAAAAGAAGAACCAAAGAAAGAAGAACCAAATAAAGAAATTAAATAATGGCTACAGTTGCCCAGATTGCAAAAGCGTCTCTGCAAAGAATCTTAGTTCAAGGATCTAATGCTGATCTACAAGCTGAGGAGTATCAGGATTACATTTTTGCGCTTAACAATTACATGTTAGCGCTTGATGCTGATGGTATATCACTTGGGTATACTGTCGTGTCGGATCTTGGGGATACCGTTACTGTTCCGACAGGAGCGTTGCGCGGTATTATCGCAAACATGGCGATTGAGGTGGCACCTGATTACAGTGGAGTAATAACACCTGGGCTTCAAGTGGCTGCGGCTGAAGGCATGGAAACTATGCGTAAACTTGGGCAAATAAGCATACAGACCGAGTACCCATCAACACTGCCAATAGGATCTGGTAATATGCCAAATATCCGATACTCTAATTTTTATCCAGATTTGGAAGCTGAAATATTGGCTGAGACAACCGGTGCAATCGGACTTGAAACAGGAACACCATAATGACAAATCAAGCTCGCGGCAGAAAGATAAGTGAATTCCCGGCAGACACAACACTGCCAGCCAACACCGAGATAAGCTTTGTAGCTGATGGTGTAAATTATAGGATAACATTAGCTGATTTCCAGGCATCTATCGGAGTTACTGGAACCATTGTTCAGGACGGAGACGTTACCAGCGTACCAATACTTGATGTACAAGGTGCAATAAACAACATTAGAAATATAGAGGCGGGGGCTGGAATATCTGCTTCAGTCTCGCCAGAAAATGGCGTACTAATTGAACATAATTTTCAATCTGGCACAGGCGGTCAGCCAATATTAACCAATCCTTCAGCAGCCAGTCCGCAAATCGGCAATGTCATTGCCGGGGCAAACATATCTGTTGCAGCGGTGGCAGGTGGTGTTCAGGTAACAGCTTCAAATTCACCAATACCAGCGACGGCGGTAATAGTAAGCTCAATGTCTGATTTCCCAGAGGATGTTGCGGGTGTTATCACGTTGCCAGCTAATACTTATTACATGCTGATGGCCGATGTGAGCACAGTAAACCGGTTCGATGTGAGCGCTGGTGGGATATCTATACAATCTATCAACAATGCTTATCCAGCAAAAATAACATATACAGGGTCTGGTGACATGTTTACCGGATCTGGTGTAAGTTTTGTACTTTCAAATATCAGACTTTCCGCTACATCAGGTCAGGTTTTTAATATGACTGATAGTACTGGTCTTGCGCTATTTAGTTTATCAAATGTTGTTATAGACAGTTGCAACAAGCTCGGAGCTATAGCCGGTAGCAGTTTTGGTGAAATTAGAATAAGTACTCTATATGCAAATAGCGTTATTACAGACGGATTTAACTTCGGAAGCGCGACGGTTATAAAGTTTTCTGCTAAAGATATCGTTGCTACAGTTGCATCTGGAGTCCTGTTTAAACTCGGAACTGCAGTGTTTAATGACTTTACATTGAATCGCGCAAGGGTTGATCTTGCTGTCGGTGTGTCGTTGTTGTCTGGTGCCGCAGCATCCGCAAACATATCATCAGGCAGCTTAGGTACAGTTATAAACTGCAAGACAACTGGCTCTGGTACTCCTTTGTCAACAATCGCTGTCACCGATAACCGTTGGCAGTTTTTGGCCAATAGTAAGATACAGGATACAAGGCCGAGCGGTTTAATATCTTTAAATAGCAACGCCACGGCAACAACAATTTCAGTGTCCGGAACCGCTGTAAAAGCGAACGGAAACAATGCTTGGGTGAATAAAGGAACGTCTCAATTTACTGCTGCTGTTGATGGTAAGTTAACGTACACAGGAGAGAAGGCTGCGATAATGTCTATCTCAATAACCGCATCAATAAGCCCATCATCTGGAACAAAATCAGTAAGCGGTTACATTGCTGTTAACGGAGCTATTATTGCCGAGACAAAATCAACTGCATCTGACGTTAGTACGATAACAACTATTTACAATATGATATGGAACAGAACATTTGCTACCAATGATTATATTGAGTTTTGGGTTGCTGATAACACCGATACTACAGGAGTTGTGGTGGTCGATGCGGTGATAAGGATAGCTTGAAATGACCGTCACCACTCTTCCGATTGCTAACGGATTTTACATAAGCGATAGCTTACCTTTGTCTGCGCAGCAGTGTGTAAATTGGTATCCAAATATTGAAACTGCTGAGGTTTTAAACAAAGAGACTTTGATCGGAACACCAGGAATTAAGCAGATTGCAACATCAGGGTTATACAACCAACAGAATCGCGGCTCGCATGTCATGGCTGGGGTGCCGTATTTTGTTAATGGAAACAGTCTGTATAGACTTGAAGATAATTTGTCTGACATGACTATGCTTGGTTCTGTAACCGGAAGTGGTAGAGTCTCAATTGCAGATAACGGCCATCAATTATGCATTGTTGTGCCGGGAGCAGTAAGCACAGGATATATTTACACTTGGTCTACCGGAGCACTTGAGGAAATAACCGACCTTGATTTCAAAGCAAATGGCCAGCCGCAAATTGTTGTTTATATCGACGGGTATTTTCTGTTTTCAACAGACAGCAAGAAATTTATTGTTTCTTCTCTGAATGACGGATTGTCTTTTAACGCTCTTGATTTCGGTAGCGCAGAATCAGACCCGGATGATATTGTTTCTCCTTTTGTTTTTAATAATCAGCTTTATATTTTTGGGTCTCAAACAATTGAATCATACCAAAATATTGGCAGCGCTGATTTTCCTTTTCAAAGGTCAGGTTTATTTATACAAAAAGGATTAAGTTCAAAGTTTGGAGTGACAAGTTCAAGCAACTCTTTTATTTTTGTTGGTGCTGGGAAGAGAGAATCTCCGGCGATATGGAGATTAAATGGCAATTCGGTCGAGAAGATATCAACAACCGCTATCGATACTCTTTTAAGCGGACTATCTGCCGATGATGTAAGTAATATTTTCACCTGGACTTATGCGCAAAAAGGCGCGTATTTTGTGGGATTCTCATTGCCGGAAACCACAATAGTTTATGACGAAGTATCAGGAAGATGGCACGAAAGAAAGTCAAGATTAACTGACGGGTTCGGTGTTCCAAAGAATATAACTTATAGGGTAAATTCAATAGAGAATGCGTACGGTAAAGTTTTGGTTTCTGATTCTTTGGATGGGCGTGTAGGATATCTTGATTCAGACGTTCACACCGAATATAACAATAATATTGTTAGAGTGATAGCTACGCAGCCATTTCAAAATAATATGCGACCAATGTTTATCCCCATGATTGAGTTAACTGTTGAATCTGGAGTAGGAAACACGGATATAATAGATCCTGTCATTGAGATGGAGATAAGTAAAGACGGTGGGAAAACGTGGTTTTGTCAAACTTCTCGCGCAATTGGAAAAATTGGCGAATACAGCAAAAGAGCAATCTGGCGCAGGAATGGAAGAATAGAGAGATTCTTTGTTTTGAGGTTTACTCTTTCAGATCCGGCGAAGCCTGTTATACTTCAGCTTACGGCTGATATTATCGGTGTATAAATGCCACAAAATCAAATAAAACTCAACGTCGGATTGCCCATAATAAATGGCGATGGCACGGTTTCCCCTCATTTTCAAAGATATCTTCTGCAACTACAAAATAGCGTAAACATTGTTTCAACAGGATCTCCAGAGGATGTAATAGAGGCTCCGCAATACTGCGTTTATGTTGACGAAACAATCCCTGCAACTCCGGTAATTTACAGAAAAATGCTACCCGATATAGGTGGGAACAGGAAAAAGGGATGGGTTATTGTATGATAACTTGCGATAGAACATACGATGTAAACGTAATAAAATCAGTGATATTTGATCCGGTAATATGGGATTGCATTACCGAGGATGGTGATCATACGCAAGATGGATTCGACGTTGATACAGTTGGCGAGTGCTGGCTTGTGATAAAGAATGATGACTTAGTGGTTGCGATATATAACATGCACGCACTTAACGGCGTTACATTACAGATACATGCTCATGTTTTGCCACAATACCGAAAAGATTTTAGTCGAGAATCAGGCCTGGCTGCTCTAAGATGGATTATAAATAATACTGATTATCAAAAGATTGTTGCCACAATTCCATCAATTTACGACAACGTGAAAAAGTTCACCGAATCATTTGGGTTTATTGTTGAAGGCATTAATCGATTGAGTTATAAAAAGAACGGTAATCTGTGCAGCCAATGGCTCATGGGAGTAACTAGGGGTGAGTTGGAATGGGTAAAATAGTTAAAACGATCTTTGGAGGAACTGACAAAAGCGCTCAAAAAGGTCAGTCAGCGCAAAATGCTGCTGCGACAGATTTCATCAAAACACAAGGGGCGCAAGCTAGGAGCGATTTGTTGAGTCTTGGTCCGGCTGCGGAAGATGCAAGAAATTCTGGATATCAAGGCGCTCTTGATGTTTTAGGTCAGACAATTCCTGGTCAAATAAATGCGTTTACGGCGGGCAATGCTGCTGCTCAAGCCGCAATACTTGGTGGAGATCCAACCATTAATACGATATCTCCAAACACGTCATTTAGCAGTCAGCAATTGCCGAAATACCAAACTATTGCCGATGCTTTAACCGGTGGAAGTTTTGAGACAAAAAACAAGCTTGCTAATATCAAAACAGACGCGGATCTTCTGCGTGCTGCTGCTAATGGTGATATACCTGGACTGAGTTCTGCTGACCGTCAATGGTATGGTCAGCTTTTGCAACAAACACCAGATTTCTCAAGCTCTACTAGGTTTGTTTCAGATCCTAATTCAGCAATTCAGAGTGTGTCAGGTAATGGAAGCGGTCTTGATCCAACTAATCAAATTAGAATGCAAAACCTTCTTACACGATACGGAGCTATGCTCTAATGGCCCAAACAATATTTGGCACTGGAAATTCAGCAATATCAAGCAATGATATCAGTCAGTTTCTTTCCAATCCAAATCTTACGCCAGACCAGATACTATCTGCTGCAAATGCAAATGGCGTGAGTTTGAGCCAGATACAGGCCGCAGCTCCAAATGACCCAAGATTCACCAATCAAGCGGCTATGCCATATCTGGCTAGCCAAGGATATACAGACCCAGGAACAATGACTCAAACATCTGTGCCAGGAGCGCCACAAACTGGGTTGATTGGGTCCGAATCTGCTTTGCAGGGCGGGTTATCTGGGTCTCTGGATGCTTTGCAGCAAGGTAACTCACAAGCAAATTCAGTTTTGCAGAGCGGAATATCCGCGCTTGATCCGTTTGTCAAAGCGGGAAGTTCTGCTATTGATTTGCAGGCTGCGTTATCTGGCGCGCTTGGGCCTGAAGCTCAGGCCCAAGCCTTTGCGAACTATAACTCAAGCCCAGGACAACAATTTCTGCAAGACCGAGGAGAACAGGCGGTATTGAGAAATGCGTCTGCGGTTGGTGGACTTGGCGGAAGTAGAGTGTTGCAAGAATTGCAGCGACAGGGCATAGGATTTGCACAGCAAGATTTCGGAAATCAATTTGATAGGTTAGGTCAGATATCAAATACTGGGCTTAACGGATTAAATATATCTGCAAACTTGACCGGGCAAATAGCAAACAATAATTATAACTATGGTAACAATGCCGCGAATTACGCATTTAACACAGGGAATTCATTGGCATCAGGAAGAACGCGAGCAGGTGAACAGCTTGCTGCACTAAATAGCCAGCAAGGTGCTGGGGTTTCTGACATTATTAATCAGGGCGGAAGCAACTTGGCGCAATTGCTTGCCGGAGCTGGAAATGGTAATGCTGATGCAAAAATGCAGCTTGCACAATTACTTTCAAGCCTCGGCATGACTCAAAGCGGACAGGTTGCCGGTTTGCAAGGTGTCCCAGGAATACAGCAAACTCAAGGCGTTCTTGGAAGCATAGGGCAGGCTGCATCCGGCATCGGAACAGCAATGATGGCATTTGCATAGAGGGATTATGGATAATCAGCCAAGTACTTACTCAAAAATAGCTAACGCATTGCAGGGGTTTGGTGCCGGTGTTGCTGGTCAGGGGCCGTATTTTATGCACGTGCAGCAGCAACAGCAACAGCAGTTGAGCGAAGGCAGAAAAATGGCTTTGCTACAAGACGCTTATACTGTGCAGCAGAATTTACAAACAGGGAATATACCAGCGGCTCGCGCTACCTTAATCAATCGATTGTCGGCTATACGCAAGCTTGGCGGAGATCCAAGTGACACCATGGGAGTCTTACAAAAGATCGAGGATGGTGATATAGAAGGCGCTCATGCTGATGTATCGACTGTTGTTAATTTTGCTCAGGCTAATGGATTGCTTAAATTACCTCAATCCGCGCAGCCAAAAACACAGATTGTGAACGGTCAAGCGGTTACCATTAGTCCACAAGGTAAAGCTACAGCTGCTCCCATTGAAGGCTTTATGGCACCGCCACCTAAAACGGTTATGCCAAAAACTCAAATTGTTGATGGTCAGGTTGTAACAATCGATCCAACAACCGGTCAGGCAACTGCTGCTCCGGTGCAAGGATTTCAGAAGGATCGCACTGACATTAATTTGCGTATGCGAGATCAGAGTTTACGCGAACGGCAATTGCAATTACAGGAACAATCAGAGGCTCGTCAAACCAATAAATTATCTGCCGGTCTTGAAAAAGTCTTACTCACGTCTCAGGACGCTACGGTAACATCACAACGTAAAGCAAATAAGTTTGATCTTTTAGCCAACGACTTCGAGAAGCTGAAAATACAGGGTGGATTAAAATCAACAGCAGAAGAATCATTAAAATCTTTGCTTGGAACTCAGGATGCTATATCTGAGTTTAGGCGGCAAGTTAACGAAACAAGAATGTCAGAAGCGATTAAATTATTGCCACCTGGAGCGGCATCTGATGCTGATATACGCCTAGTTACGTCAACCCAGATTAATGCTAATGCAAGCGCGGAACAAACGGCGGCATACTTAAGAGGCGCGGCTAAAATATCAAGAATAGAAGCTGGCTACAATCAGTTCAAATCTGATTTTATAAGCAATAAAAGCACTGGGAAAGGATTAAACCAGGCGTGGCGTACCAAAGTTAATGCACCAACTCTGAAGCGTGATGTTTCTGTCGCAGAACTTTATGAGACGGCGCAGAATCGCGGCACCACGCCGGAAGATATCGCCAATCAACTTGGGATTAAAGGACCATTGTACTAATGGCTGATTTATTGGATGAATTGGGAAGTAAATCTAGCGAGCGTATAGGCGGTAATGTGCGGCGTATCGGTGGTGACTTACTTGATGAGGCTGGAATAAAATCAAATAATTACGATATGCTATCACCACGCCTAACCGAGCAGCAAGCTAACGACACTCACACAAAGCTGCTAGACCAAATCAATAACGACATGAATGGATTCCAAAAGTTTCTTGTCGGTGCCGGTCGTGGGATGATGACTGTTGCACGAGGCGTAGGGCTTGCTGCGCCTGAAGACCCTTTGACTAAAGAAGCTTTCGGAAGATTATCAAAGGATAGTTTGGCTGCAAATGCCGGAGAGATAGTTGGCGAATCTGCGCCTTTTCTTGCTGCCGCACCTATAGCCGGAGCTGGTCTTGCAACATCGACAGGTAAAGTTATAATCCCTGCCGCAAAGACTCTTGCTGGTAAAATAGTTGGATCAACAATTTTAGGGGCGGCTCAGGGTGGGATATTGGCAAATGGTAAAGGGGCGGACGCTGTTGAAACGTTGGCTTCCGCTGGCGTCGGTGGCGCTGTTGCAGGTGGTATTGAGGCTATCATCCCTTTGCTTGGTAAGCTTGGCCGTGCGGTATTCGCAAAACTTGGCAGAGAACCTAAAGGGCCTCTTTTAACCCCGCAAGGAACACCAACCCCAGAATTACAGGAAGCTCTTGATAAAACCGGGACGTCTTTTGATGATCTTACAAAAACGGCATTCGCAAGCGTAAACAAGCAGGGCGTAAATCCTGAGCAAGCTACTCGTGCTGCGCGATTTGCGGACCAAGGCATACCGGCTACTGCGGGAGATATAACGCAAGATTTTAGCAAGCAGGCGACAGAGCAAAGATTATTGCAGCAAGCTGGAAACGATGCATCAGAACCGCTGCGGCAGCTAAAGCTTGCTCAAAGCGAGGCTTTTAAATCAAAGGTCAATGAGTTGGTAGATTCGCTCGGAGTTCCGAGTGATGTTGGTGATTCGGTTAAGGATGCTTTGTCCGGCAGAAAACAAATGCTTAGGAGTGAGAAGAATGCTCTCTATAAAGCCGTTGCAGAATCATCTCCAGAGATAAAGAATTTCCCTATTATTACAGATAAAATATCAGCGGCCATGCCGGACGCAAACACCATTGAAGACTTGTCAATCACGGCGCCAGAAGCTGTTAAGCAAATTAAAACAGCTTTGGCTCGATTTGGAGTTGATAAGAGCGATGACTCGGTGGAGTTATTAGCTAGATCAAAACTCACCCCACAACAACTGACAGTTGGTAACCACGACAGGTTGCGCAAGGTGTTGGGCAATATCGAGCGAGCAGATCAAACAGGAGCAGCATCGGTTATGACAGGACCGATCAAGGCAGCTCTTGATGCTGAGATGGATATGGTGGATGATCAAATACGATCCGCTGGCATTGCTAGCAAAAGCTCATTAGATCAATTGTCTAAAGCTCGCGGAATAGTGCGCACCATGAAAACAGAGTTTTCCCCGCAAGCGATAACCGGCAGGTTGATAGATGTTAAGCGTGACGGAGTAACTCCTGTAATCGAATCATCGAGGGTTATAAAAGAACTGTTAAAAAATGGCGATGCTGGAATTGAAACACTGCAAAGAACAATGCAAAGCTTGAGAAGTTCTGGCGCAAGCGGACAAAAAGCTATTAGTGATTTACAAGCATCAACAGTGCTGCATGCGCTTGACGCGTCATTAAAATCAACGTCAAGAAAAGTTAACGGAATAGAAACTGTAGGCGGCGATCAATTCGCGAAAGCTCTAAATAATCTTGGAGAAGATAGACTAAAAGAGATTTTCAAAGGCAATGAAAGAATGCTTTCAAGGTTATTGAATCTTAAACAGACGGCACTTGATATGTCACCTGCTGCGGCTGCAACTCCTAAAGGTTCAGCTCCAGTAATATTAGATATCCTTAATCGAGCAGGCAGCATCCCAGGGCTTGCGGCTTTTCGTGATGCCGTGCAGTACATAGTTAAAGCCGGATCTGATGAACGTGCGGTTCGCAGAGCGATGAACGCAAAGCCAGCATATAAGCAAGTGATATCATCATTCGAGAGAGATTTCCCGGCAATTGCGTCGGCAATTGGTGTGTCAGCAGTTGTGCCAAAAATTACAGAGGATCAAAAATAATGGCAAGATTCGGCAGTATAGGGAAACAGTATTTTGATGATGCTGGCGACCCATTGATATCGGGCAAACTGTATTTTTATGAATCCGGCACAACCACACCTAAAAACACTTTCGCCGATGCCTCTCTGACGATTGCCAATGCAAACCCAGTTATACTGACGGCGGCTGGACGTCAGCCTAATATCTTCTTCGGAGGATCTGCTAAGGTAATTTTAACCAAGAGCGACAACACACAAATTGAAGTTAGGGACCCTGAAGGTGATGAGCAAACAGGTAATTTTGAGGCATGGAAAGACTACAGGATATATGATATTCCTGATGTTGTTGTGGGGTCAGATAATGCTTATTACATATCAACATCGGATAATAACTTGGGCAATGACCCAACAGCAGCCAATACAACATTTTGGAGCGAAGTAGAATTTATAAGAATTTGGGATGCAAATATACCCTACGCTCAAAACATCATAGCATTGTATTCTAATGGCAAATTATACCGATCGAAAGTTAATGATAATGTGGGAAATATACCACCAGATTCCACGTCGTATTGGGAATCATTGTATTCAGGCGTAGGAAATAGTGTTGTAACTGTTACCGCAGGTCTCGGTTACGGATCAATAAATACAAAGATACGTAGACATAGCGTCATTGAAGAAAATTCAGGCACAGATATAACTTACACCGACAGCGCAGCAGACGGAGAGTCATATCTGATTAATACTGCTGGGCTGTATCAATGTACAGTAAGAGACGCAAAAGCTGCAACTGGCGTTACGATCGGAGTTTCAAAAAACAGCAACCAACTTACAACAGCAATCACTAGCATAACCGCAGCACATAGAAAGATGTTATGTTCAATCAACACAGGTAACCCAACTCTTGAAAATTCTGTGATTATTTATTGTGATGCAGGCGATATATTGAGGCAACATGATGACGGCTCGAATGATTCAACATCATCAGCCACATCTTTGTTTAGCGTAAGAAAAATTAACAATATTTAAGGATATATAATGACTATTATAGTGAGTCCAAAAGGCGTACGCTTATCGCAGCTGATGAGCAAAACAGAAAATACCGGTACTTATGTTTATACCGGATTCGCAGACAGCGGATCTGCTGATACAGACACAGTTTGGGCAATAATGAGGGAAACATCTGCGGACGGCACTGTTTTGTGGAAAACCGGCCCATCCGGCGGTTTTAGCAACTCATGGACTGACAGAGCTTCTGGAACTTACGAATAAAGGAATGATATGAATGAGGATTTTCAAGCTCTTGTAATTCTGTACAAAGGATTTATACGCAGGTCGTTAAGTCTTCTTTATTATGTAAATGGATCTGTAATTGATCCTGCAACGGGTTTACCTATAACTGGAATACCAGAGTATACGATTGCCGGGAGACCTGATGCTTCTAGTGTCGCTGTTGGAAGCTTAATTAGGCACCCACGATCCGAGTTTACTTTTGTTGGTGGGGCAGCACTAACAGCTATGCCAGCTGCCGGTATTATTTTACAGTCAGATGGTGTCGTGTGGCACACACCTAATCGTCAGCTTTACGCTCAGGAATTTAGTACCAAAGCCTCACCGTTAGTGTCCATTCCCACCGGTACTGGAGCGGTAGAAGCTAATATTACATTACCAAATGGGAATATATTGTTCCCTGCTAATTTTACTCACCTAGGCTTTAGACTCACGATAGAGAGCTATTGGGGTAAAGGTGCCACGAGTGCCGCTGCATCAAACTTTTACACATTGTTAGGCACTAGTGGAACACCTTTAAGCAATCCCAAAGTATCAGACGTAACTGTGTCGACAGGCACTAATAAACAGCAGATGGTTAGTACATTTGTGCAATTCTTATCTGCTAGTAGCATGACTTGGACAGACACGATAGCTAATTCAACAGCCGGTGTAGCAACAAGCGGGAGTCTTGGTGGTTTGATGGATGCGTCGATAACTCACAGCTACGGATCTACTTATAAACTGAGTTTTTCTATTATGCCAGCGACCGGCGGCGACACAAACACTGATTTATTTTTTGGTTATAGAGTTTACTTAGAGGTGTAGTCATGAGCTTATATCCGTACGGTATGTTGCTTGATAATCAAGATGAGATTACTCTAGCTCACCTAACAAGCTCAATGGGTACTAATGACGGTACTTGGTATATGCCGAATGCCGGGTGGTTGACTTCGTTTGCTAACTACGGGTTTATTACAACCGGTCGGCGCTTACATGGAGATAATCAGCCTCGCGCATTTGTCAACACACTAACTAATCGTGGTACAGATCCAGCTGTTACGTCAGTTACTCTGCCAGGAGGTCCCGCGTCTCTATGGTATAACCCAGCATTAACAAATTATTGGAACTTGATTAATTGCTGGGCTGTGATTGTTGGCGAGGAATCAAATACCTGCACAAATGCTTATACTGCTGTATATGATATTCAGTTATACACATTGCTAGCTTCTACCGGGCGGTGGACTAGGGTAGATAGTAGAGACGGGAGGCCCGCATTTGCGTTTTCATGGTATCCAACAACAGCATGGAACTCCGCCGTCGCGGGTACGAACTACTACGATGATTATGGGCATACAGGATGGACTAATACATACTTAGGAGCATTTAAGAATTTACACAATGCTTTTATGCCAATGCAGACAGTAGACGCATCTGATGTAATAGCTTGTATGGCAACTTGTAAAGCGAGACTTTTTAATCCAACTGGTGCAGCTTTCGATGCAACGCCAAAGATCATGATAAGTGTGGGCATGGATAATAAATACAATACAGATTCGCTTGGTAGCGGAGTTCTCTCTGGAGCCACTTACTTGCCCGGATTAGGGGGATCTGCATCAAAGCTACTTCCGGAAGATGGATCACCAATACGGGTAACTTTCTCCACAATGCGCGCAACAAATACGGTTGTTGGGGGTAGTACTGATAGCGTGTGGACTGATAACCCAGCTAATATACCTTATCTCTCTGAGAGCGAGATGTCGAATAATTTACCAGTTCTAAGACTTAATGCTCCACTGTGACTTTTATCACATATAAATAATAAGGAGAACTCTGATGGGCTTCGTATTTCTGAATAAGGAACGGTTAGCTAAGATGAGGAAATCAGAAAAGAGACTTAGGCGTAGATTAATAGAGGTAGATACCAAGATAGATGATAAGATCAGGGTATGTGATACTCAGCATGAGGCTCATAAGGCGCATGATAGAAGGCACGATGATGCTATGAATGGCTTAACTTCCGCAGTAAAAGAGTTAACAGAGGAGTTAAGAGGTATTAAAAAGAAGGAAGAGATTGATGATATTACTATCAATCGCACGAAGAACAATTACACTGCCTTGGATGTAATAACAGAAACAGCAAAACAGGTAAGTGTTATTGTAGGGGCTAGTACTGTATTAGGAGGTGCTGGCTATGGTATATTACATTATATAGGAGTTTTATAGCATGGGGTTTGTTCAAATATTGAAATTAATTATTAGCTTGTTACCAAGTATCATTGATGCTATCAAGACAATTGAGGCGGCAGTACCTAATCAAGGGGCTGGTGCAGATAAGTTAGCCCTGCTAAAGACAATGTTACAGGCTACTTATGATAACTCAACTGAAGCTGCTGGACAGTTCGATAAAATCTGGCCCGTAATTCAGAGTTCTATTGGGGGGCTTGTTAATATCTTTAATAAGGTGAAGGTGGCTAACTTTGGAAATAAGACTGAGACAGGTCTTGTACCTATTGTGCCAGTACCACAAGCAAGTGATACCAGTAAGCCTGTAAGCTAAGAGCCGGAAAAAGAAAAGGGATAATAAGAACTTAATCTTATTATCCCTTTTTGTTATTCAGCTAGGTAGCTAGTAAACTACAATGCGATCTCAAAGTCTTGAGCCTGGTACCTTGTTACCCTAAATCCGGCAGCATGCTTATGTCCACCACCCCCATACAGTTTAGCTACCTCAGAAACATCCATACCACCATCAACAGAGCGCAAGCTAAATATTCTCCACTCCGCTGTATCATAATAAGTAGCAGCAAAGGCTGCTCCCAGTGTCTCTTGAACCATAATATTTCCAACGTCACTAGCATACTGATGGGATACATTGGCTGCTGGTACTGTCTGCCCACCAATCCAAAGGTTACGTTTGGTAAGTTCAATAAGAGAGTATAAGTCTTTTTGGTACTTTCTATTGAGAGTCTTGCCTTCATTAACTAATGTACCAATACCTACAGTATTTATAATATCTGACCATACATCAAAGTCACAGTCATAGGAAGAAAGCGCAAGAGTTATTAGATTAGTGTTGGGTAACTTAAACTGCCATAGATCACGATCTTGGATATGCCGTAGTAGTGGTGGCGGTTCTTCTGTGGTAGTACCGAAAAAATATTCCCAAGTAAGTATACACCCACTTTTATTAAGATTAACAATTAGCCTAACATTCTCAGGTAAATCTACCAAATTTTCAATAGCAGTCTTATGGTGATCAATGATAGTAATACTATTTGCTACCTTCGCCATTTCTAATATTACTTCCCTTTTGTAACTGAAGTCTACTAAAACTACATCCAACTCAGTAACATCTGGGGGAGGGTCATTGTAGATACCAGGATGGAATACACAATCAGGTAATGCTTGTTTAACTACCCAAGCTGAGGCGAAGCCATCTAAGCAGTTAGCATGGTAGATGCAAAGTTCATTAAGATTATTTGATGCAGGTGGACTATCATCCCCTTGCCCGCTGAATTTGTTGATGTCTATCATGGCTACTCCAAATTAATAATTGCCGCGAATTTGCCTGGACTCCAACTGACAGGCCCACTTTCACTTATTAATTTATTCAGCGCATCTAAAGCTTCACCTACGTTCCCTGGAAGATCTCCGTCTTCCGGTATATCATCAGACCAGTAATCGATCTCAATTTGAGATAAATAATTAGGCTCGCAAATAAAAAGCCTCAGATCGTCAACACATGTAATCTCCAACTCTTCCATTAAGTTAATCAAATCATCTATGGTAAGAATATATTCATCATTACTGTCAGAGTAGAGCGGCGTTTTATGATCCCACTCTAATTTCTTCGCACTTTTGTATCTCTCAATATCAGCGCTTCTATAGCACTTCTGGCAGTATGAATTCTTGGTAATTACTTCGCCGCAACTACACTTTTTATGTGTTGATCCGGAATACCTGGCCAATCTTTCATCATCTCCAAAAAATCCGCCGTTCCGATCAATCCACCCGCTAATCCCGGTTACAAACTTTGCAGCTTCCTCGGATTCCGGGAATATTGGTTTAATTTGATCAATGATCTCTTTTGTGTCCATATCACTACCCTTTCCCGATCAGACAAAAATCCTTTTTGGCATACTGAAAATCAACTGCTGGCCTGGTAATGCTGTCGATGTATTCTTTAGCCCAAGGTATGTCGGTTTCTCTAGCACGATGCTGATTAAGTGCCGATTCCTTTGTAAATATTTCGGCTTTGCTGACATCGGTCGTATAACCCCCACCAAGTCGCCAAAACAACATATCGTTCCCGACGAAATCTCGTTTATCTTGAAGATAATACTGGTTGCTTTGTGATTCACCCGTTATCATGCTGCCACCTTTCCCTTGGTCAGATCGTATTGCTGAATTCCCCAGACTATTGCGTACAAGCACCACATGTACCGCCACGTGTAAGTTTCTGTTCCGCCGCCGTCAAGAAAATCCGTGAACTCGAAAGTGCAATCACCGATTTTGTGAGAAAAATCTTGTACTGCTCGATATGCTTCGTGCTCATTGTCAGAGTGGAAAAGAACCTCATCCTCTATTTCTGCCCACAATTCATTTTTGTGCTCATCATCGATATCATCGTTAGATTCAATGAAGCTATCGTAATGTTCTCTAACTCTTTCTCTGAAACCATCGCTGTCAAACTCAGTGAATTCTGAGCATCTATCAACAGACTGCAATTTCTCACCCCAATAGCTGGGATTGATATTCAGCATCACGTCTTTACGTTTATTAAAGTCGTTGTCTTCCATTTTGAAAAACCCGAACATGTCACGGATTCGTGAGAAAACGTAAGTGCCGCAGTCGCCGTTTATGCATAGCGTTCCTGGCCAAGTTATCAACTCAAACCAATAATTAGAGCTTTCCGGATTTTTAAAAATGATGTGTCTGTGAGTGTCGTTATCTGAGACGATTTTAATGTTGTGACTATTGACATCTCTTAGAAACAGCTTTTGAGTGCACTCATGTTTTTTACTCATCATGCATCTCCTTTGCGCGTTTCGAAAGAATACTGAGAGCCTCAAATACTCTTGATGCATCATCTTTATTCATCGGTACAGATACAACGAGCCTTCCTTCCTCAGCAAGGATTTTTTCCTTACGTGCAGAACTCTCTGCATGCCACTTACCCCAACCAAATCCGGATGCAAATATAAAAAACAGGAATATGTCATATAAAATGTTTGAATTCTCCATGATCAAGCAGCCTCTTCTTGCTCATCCAAAGGCAGCTGTTCTCCGAGAGTGCCAATTAGATCGTTGATTATCTTTAAGCACTGCCCTGACCTGATGGTGAACTCGTTATCAAAATAATCATCATCAGTATCGAATTCAGATCTGTCCTCAACCAGATCAGGAAGTGTGATTTTGCTAATCATTGATTTGGCATCAATCGTAAAAAAGCATTCATCTGAACCAAGTACAATTTCTAATTTAACCGGGCGCTTACCCTGCAGAACGTAATTACTAACCACGGCGTTATCCAGATATTCATTTTTGTACGTGATTCTCTTGCTTTTCGCTTCAATATCTTCGAGAACGCAACTCCTGCCCAAAGAAAAATTATCAATACTTGAATCTTCATCAAGAATCAGTCTGCGCATAAACATTTCAACTGAGCTGCCAAATCTCAGGATTGCGCCTTCATATCCAAGGTGTTTATAAATGCGCGTCATCACATCATCAACAAGCTTTGTCGAAGTCGATTCGACGCACAGCAAATCATGCTCGGTATTAATCCATACATTTATTAATTTGCTGGTTACAAAAGCTTTTGCGTACAGTTCCACAATCACTTGATCCTTCAATTCTCCTAACTGTTTTTTTGTAAGTCTTTTTACCTCAAGCCGTTTGCACAAATCATCAGCGCGAATCTTTAACTCCCGATTAATTACGCTGGTAGGTAACAATTTCTCCTGTTTTTCGCAAACAAGCATGATGTTTTTACCTACTCCAATGAATGGATCGCCGTTGCGCAATTCCTTCCATGCATACCCGATCCTGCCAGGAAAAGAGATTTCATCTCTGAGTCTTTCAAGGTCAGGAACCCAGCCCTTTTGTGATCTGTAAATAGTTAAATTTTTCATGCTAATCCTCCGTTTATTTTTTGCTTTGCTGCAGATTTATTAACACTGTGTTTTGATGTATCAAAACCGTGTGAAATAAGTATGTCTCTAACCATATTTCCGCTAATTCCAAGATCTTGCGCTATGCAATTTATTGACTTATTGTTTCTAACAAACATTTCAACTATATCTTTGTCGGATATGCCTACACTAATATCCTTCTTTACTCGAATAACGTACTTTGAAAACCCATTCAGACTTAACAAATTTCCGTCATGTCGTCTTGGTATCATTGATTCTTTTAGCATTTCTTGATAAAGATCCTTGAACTTTATATTCACACCATGCTTATCAAGCTTTATTCTGATATTTGCACGTAGCGCTTTTCTTTCACTAGGTTCGATTGAAATGTTTATCAGATAGTCTATTGAAGGATGTTTTTTTTCAATTTTGTTGCAATTAACAGGTTTGCTCCACCGCTCAGGTGGAGCTTCTAAACCTAAGCTAAGAAAGATTGATTTCATGATCTACCAGTTTTTCTATGTGTTTAACAATTGCTGCGCAGATCATCGGGAAATCCTCTTCGTGGTACAGTTTCTTTGATCCAACCGAATGCGCAGAAAAACCGAGTGAGCTGAGGAAATCGCAGGTTACCGTGAAGCCAAGGCGTGAATTTATATCTCCGAGCTTGAGAGTAGGTTCGCCGCGTTGCGGAATTGTTGGTGCATCATTTGAAGCGGAAATTACTTTTTCTGCTGGTTGTTCTTTGATTGGTTCCTGGATTTGATCTTGCTGTGCTGCCGGTTGCGCTAATGGTGGCGCTTGATCTGGAATCGGAGATGCATTATGCGCATCAGCCATCATCTTTTCGGCCTTTAAACGATCAGCATCAGATTTCTTGTGCTGCTCGATGCGAGTCGTTACAAGCAGCCTGAAATGCTCGTCATCCTTGTATATTATTTCTTGCAAGTCACCGAATAAATGCTGGTAACCATCTGCTATGCTGCTGTACCAAGTGATTTTCTCGTGCAAAACTTCAGAGATCTTGTCAACTTCGATTTTTGCATTCATCAGTTCAGCGCCAATTGCTGAACCCAAAGAGTCATGGTTTTTCGTGCGGTTGCAGCACGCCATAAAATCAGGCACCAGAACATCAATTCGTACCGGAAAACCTTGGTTTTTTTGTTCCACGTAAGCCCAAAAATCTTCGGTAGCTTCATCGCACGCTTTTTGCCTAATTGATCTTCTGAATTCAGTCAGCGTATTGGAGCAGTGCGATACGCATTTCTTTAGGTACTTCTCTATGCTGATCAACTCGTCAATAACATCTACGAGAGGTTTTGCATTTTCTTCCAACCCTTTGCGTAGGTGCTGTATCAGCGGTAACGCCACTTCAAAATTATCTTTTGTAGTCTGGAATTCTCCGATTGATTCTGCATCAATGATTTCCGGCAATTTTTCAAAATCCTGTTTTTTTAGAGAGAACCATGTCTTTATATTGCTGGCTACTGTAATCCCACCGCTAGACAGCTTAACTACCGGCAGCCTGTCGTCTTTTTCAACATCGCTCAGAAAAGATACTTGCTCAATATCAGTATAGTTTTCACAATCTTCTTTAAACTTTGCCCATATTCTAGGGATGGTATCGATGAATTCATAATCAGGGAAAACTTCCATGCTAACAAAGCTCTGCTCATCTTCGGATGAAACTGCGAAGATGGTTAGCTCTGCGCTGGTTATCCAAAGCCCTTGCTGCACCTGCGGCTTGTGATGATCTGGAAGTATTCCGTTTGCAACGGATTCATAAAGCTCTTTTGCGTACTGCTTTATCTCAAGATTTCTATCACCGATTATTGTTTGCCCATCCAGTGAACAAGAGTATTTGCCGTCAAGAGCAAAAACTTTTGGGATGAAATCTTCATCAAAATGTTTCTCTGCAAGCACGCGAATGATTTTTTCCACTCTATGACCGTTCGGGAAAATTACGTTTTTCACGTAATCTGAATATTCGATCTCAGTACCCATGGCGTACAGTCTAATTAGTTCATTCCGAATGATGTTAGGGTGCATACCCATTGCAGCAGCTAGTTCGCTAGCATTAAATGTGGTTCTGCGACTCGCTAACCACTCTGGCGAACCCTGTTCGAAGTATAATTCGATAACATTATTAGTCATTTGCCAAACTCCAGTCTGTTATGGCTTGTTTTTGTGCTTCGCTGAATGCGTATTTTTTTGAAAGATCGCCAATTAGCTTTTCTGGCGTGATCTTTTTATCAGCAACGGCTTGGTAATATTTCTTGCGGATAGGCGCAAATTCTTCATCTGTTAGCTCAGTTGTTTCGGTTTTGCGTGCTGCTGATCCTGTTTCCTGATCACGCTTGTTATCCATTACAGTTTTCCAAGTCGCCTCTCCGTCCCTTATTGCGCCATAAATTCCGCGAAGGTCGACTAATTGAGTAGGCGAGCATTGTTCTATTGAGTGCCCTAAATATTCGACTAGATCGACAGCTTTAACACCAATGTCTGAGAATGAATCAACAATAAGTTTGCGTTCCGCACTAGGGTCTTTCGCTGCCTTGTCCAGTCTAATTTCTTTTATTATTTTCTCTGCTTCGTCGCAAAGATCACCCGGTATAATGCGAAGCCCCAATGTCCTTACCGCCTTGGATATCATTGCTCCTCTCTTATTTAGCAGCTCGTCGTCTTGGGCTGGAATGGTGTATGTCATGTTTCCGTAACTGTTTTTTCGCGCACTGATGAATGAGCCGTCATCAGCCGGTTTGCTGCGCTCAACGGTTTTTGTAACTTTAACGTCAAGAGGGTAGGTTACGTTGCTCTCCAAGTCGGTCACTGAAACCCGGTGAATTTCCTTTTGGTCATCCTCGAAAATCATGTTTGCTTCGATCAGTACATTTCTCATGCAGCGCAAAGCAACCTCTACAAAGCGGATACCCAAACCCTCGACACCATTCCCAATGGGTTTTTTGTAGTAAGTGCTTTTATTGTGCGCAAAGGCTGGTCGCTCGCACTCTTTGATCAAATCTTGCCTAACTTGATCCCAATTGCGCGGGTTTCTCATTGCCATGATGTAGCGCGATTCGACCATTGCTTTCGCTTGCGCTGCTATGGCTGTTGATGCCGTTTCCTGAACCGCAAGCGTTGTGCCTGTTCCTGAGAAATCCTCTCGTGTTGCTATTCCTGTACTCATAACTTCCCCTTAATTTTTATTTTCAAATCCAAATCACGTACACAAAAAATCCTTGTCATGAAGATGCTCATATTCTTGATCAAGAATCTCTTACTCAGCTATAAACTTCCAATCTAGTAACGTTTTCATACAAAGAATCCAAGAAAATTACCGATTGCTAAAAATATCAAAATTGTTTGCTGTAATCCGGCAATTAAAAAAGCAATTGTTAGGTCATCTCTTGATTGTTTTATATATTCATCTCCACCGTCATTCGTTACTTCGAAATAAGAGTAAGTAATTCGCGAATAACCTCTTGATAAAAAGTAGATCATTGCTGATGTGCTAAAAATTATTGCAATAGACCCGCCATCAAAACTAACAACAAAACTCAGAAATTCACTCATCACAGCACCTTTACTTTCACGCAGCACAATTCATTCATCGCCGCATACATTTGGCAGATAGCCTCACCGGTTGATCTGAACAGGCCATAAATCGGTTTGTGCCTACCGGCAGCCGTCCATATCGTTATCTCGCACATCAGCATCCGGTTCATGATAGACGTCTGTACCGAGCCGCTTTGATTGGCGAATAACCGCGACCAAGCCAATAGCAGAAATTGTAAAAATGCTTTTTGTCCACGCAATTCACGAGGCGTAATATGTTCATCCCGTTCTCCTTTTTGTTGATTTGTGTGCGATTTCTTCTTCCTGCGGTATGTCCGGTTCTTTAACCCAAAACACCGATCTATTCTCAATTCCCTGGTGCCACACCGATCCATCATCACAAAGAGCAAACAGCGTTGCATCTTCACCGCAGGATACTATCTGTATGATTTTTCTCATGTTGTTTATTCCGATTTTTCAGGTGCTTTTTCTTCAAATCTCTCACAAAGACTAATAATCAATTCTTTGTTAATTTTCCAAAAATCAAGCGCACGTGTATCCATCCCAGCTATTTCGCTATCAGAAAATCCACGCCATTTGTCAAGCGCATGTGACTGACATCCAATGCGGATATGGTCTTTGGTTATGTATGTTGTCCAATGCTCCCATGTAATTATTATCAGGTTGGCACCGCTCAGGTTGGCACCGCTCAGGTTGGCACCGCTCAGGTTGGAACCGCTCAGGTCGGTACAGCTCAGGTCGGCACCGCTCAGGTTGGAACCGCGCAGGTAGGCACAGCTCAGGTCGGTATCGCGCAGGTAGGCACCGCGCAGGTCGGTACCGCTCAGGTTGGCACAGCTCAGGTTGGCACCGCTCAGGTTGGTACCGCTCAGGTTGGCACCGCGCAGGGTATCCACGTCCACGCTTAGCAAAAGCTCGCCGTTTTTATTCAGAATTTTTATCATAACTGCTCCGTGTGTTTTTATTTGCCCGTCTTTCCGGGCTGTCATGATGGATTTATTAAATTAATTGACTGGCAAGCAGTTAGCTACACGAGCAACTCGGATATGCTTAATGCCGCCAGAGTACGTCATGTCAGGGTACTCTTCTCCAAGCACAAGAGCTTTGCTTGTCTCGCACAGTGCCGGTGTGCTGTGATTAACCGTGTAAGATGTCGAAGCACCAACTCCTATCCCATCGATAAAAGTAACTTCGGTAACTGTTAATGCTGTTGTTGTTCCTGCCACTGCCATTCCTGATACTGCAAAAAAAATTACTGCTAATAATGCTTTTTTCATTTGATTCTCCGTGTGTTTAGGTTTTATCAACTCACCTGCGCTTACGGCTTATGGTGTGTCGATGTGGCAATATTAGCTCAACGCTAACACGGTGTCAATAGCCTAATGTTAATATTTTTATGCTAACATTCAACACACATAAAATTAAGAACAAAAAACCGCAAAGATAGGTTATCTGGCAATAAAAAAATATTATCACCGGGATTGACCATCTGCTAGCGCGATGCTAATATATTAGTTATGAACTTACATAAATATCTAAGCGAGCAAGAAAACTCAAATAAATTTTCAAAAAGGATCGGTGTCCCGTTGCCATCAATAAGTCATTGGAGGCATAAAAAAAGACCGGTTCCAATTGAAAAGGCATTGTTAATAGAATCAGCAACAGGAGGTCTTGTTACAAGGAAAGAATTAAGACCAAACGATTGGTCGACTATATGGCCAGAACTTTTACAGCAAGACAAAAGCGCTAAAAATGATTAACGTATTCATCATGCTATCTCCCTTAGTGATGAGCACACCGCACCATCCTGTGCAACCTACTTTGCATTGTCGGAAGGATGGATTAATTCAAAGTTACGTCCCCCGGAATTCCGGTAGACCATTTGCAATTCCATCGAATTCGAGGGAATTAAAACCAAGTCTAAGCCAGTTTATCCAGCGTTCGGCTCTCTCCTGCGCTGGGTTTTTTTTTGGGTAATTGATATGGCAAGAGCTAGAAATATAAAGCCAGCACTGTTCAAGAATGAGATCCTTGGAGTTGAAGATCCTATGTTAACTCTTCTATTCATTAGCCTATGGTGCCTGGCAGACAAAGAAGGAAGGCTTGAGGATAGGCCGTTAAGAATCAAAGCTGAAACGTTCCCGTACCGTGATGGATTAGATGTTAACGGTTATCTAACGGAACTCCAACGGTTAGAGTTTATACGCAGGTATGAAGTTAACGGAGTGAAGATTATCCAAGTATTAAACTTCTACAAACACCAACATCCACACAAAACAGAAGCTGAATCAAACTTACCAAAATACGATGAAAATTCAGATAGTTGTGTGTTAACCGTTAAAGCACCGTTAACTAACGGAAGTCGCCCGGCTGATTCCCTTAATACTGATTCCCTTAATACTGATTCCCTTAATACTGATTCCTTGATTCCGGATACCGGCACTTCGGGTTCTAAAGAACCCTCCGTACCTAATTTTCCGACAGGGGTTGAAGCCGAGAAAGTAAAAAAAATACCCGATACTCGAGAAACCTGGGAAGCGTACAGCAAAGCATATTTTGAACGCTACGGTGCAGAACCGGTAAGAAACGCAACGGTTGCAGGACAGTTATCTCAATTCGTAAAACGAATTGGCCACACTGAATCTCCGCATGTAGCAGCGTTCTTTGTTCATCACAACAATCAGTTTTATGTCACAAAAATGCACACAGTCGGACTTCTACTGACTGACGCTGAGAAGCTTAGAACCGAGTGGGCAACGAATCGTCAGGTGACAAATTCACAAGCCCGGCAAGTCGATAAAAAACAAACAACGGCAAATGTTTTCAACCAGTTGATTGAAGAACAGAGGGTAAAAAATGCAAATTAGTGAAAATTTAATCAAAGCGATAGCTGTAACGGCTGAGTTAACCGCAACGGAGATTTCAGTTGATGCGGCAAGGGTGATGGCCGAGGATCTAGCGCAATACCCTGAAGAGCTGGTAATGAAGGCGTTGACAAAGTGCAGAAGGGAATTAAAAGGACGTATGTCTCTTGCGGAAGTTATTTCTCGAATCGATGACGGTAGGCCGGGGCCAGAAGAAGCCTGGGCAATGATCCCTAAAGACGAATCCGGATCAGTGGTATGGACTCAGGAAATGGCAGAAGCATTTGGCGTTGCAATACCTTTGATTGATTCTGGCGATACTGTGCAAGCAAGAATGGCTTTTGTTGAGGTGTATCGCGCAAGGTGTGCTGCTGCTAGGGATGCCGGTATTTCTGTTAAGTGGATTCCTTCTCTTGGCCATGACCCGATGGGGCGCGAGCATGTGCTTCTGGATGCTGTCGAGAGAGGACGTCTAACCGCGCAGCATGTGTATGGATTATTGCCGTACCGTGAAGGATCTGCATTCAGTGAAAAATTACTTGGCCTGAGCAATCCTGAACAATGTGATCTTAAAAAGCTTTCAATTGTTTTGCCTGTTAAATCAAGTAAATCTGCGGCTTAATCATGAGTAATCTAACCAGTTCAGAAAAAGTCGATTTAGTAAAACAACTCATCAAGCACAAGCGCGATATGGATGTTTTTAGGGAAAAATTTGATGAGTTGTTCGGAGTACAGAACGGGTTCCCGGGTAGCAGTGACGGACACTACCAGGTATTCAGTAGGATTTTTAACGACTACATAAAAATGGTTGCCAATGAAATAGGCGAATCACAGGAAGGAATTGAGTGGTTTGTTTGGGAAAACGACTGCGGAAAAAAAGGATTGCACGCGTGGGCTGGAGATAGAAAACCTAATAATGTTGATATTAGAACTGCTGAGGATTATGTGGCATTTTTAATGATGCAGGATGCGGAAAATAGTAAATCTGAAGATGGAGCAGAGATTCTGAGTAAATGAGTTCTAAGAGTCATGGGCACTTCTGGCACTTTTAACGATGAATAAAAACATCCGCAGAATGCACATAACGCAGGAGTGCTCATGATTGTTGGTTTTAAATAGAGTTAAGAAATGAATTTTAGACCCAAGGGATCAATGTGCATGGCGTGCGAGAAAGTAAAACAGGATTGCTCAAAGTTTGAATTCAGCAAAATGCCAGTTATTGGCACTGATAAGGATGGAACAAAAGTAGTGAAATGTGTTCATTACGAGGTCAAATCAAAATGAAACTCCACCAATCAGGAAACAAAATAATAGTCACTGAGCTTAATCCGATGAGTGATGCGATTTTCACACAGATTGAGATAGATACGGCTCTTGAATCCGTATTACGCGCATCAGGATCTTCATTGAAAAATTACACAATGCAGAAGACGCTTGATGAGATGAGGGAATCCATGAGAGCCGCTATGACCGGTGGCTATATTGCCGGTCTAAAGCATTCGGTAGAAATGACCAAATAATAGTAAATGCAATGCCACTGCGAGCAATGCACATCAGATCCGGCGCAAACTTACACCGAAGATTACAAGCTGGAGTGTCTGAAACGACACAATTTAGCAGTAAAAATATGTGAAATGACAGATCGGCAAGAGCGATCAGCAGAAATAGAAAAATACGGACAGAGGCGCGGGCCTGAAGCGATGCAAAAATTGAAGGAAGTGATTAAAAGACAATGGAATTTGAACCGCTAATTTATGAGGCTATTGTGAGCATAGATGCTGATTTGAGAGGTGATGAAGAAGCTCAGGTAAAGTTCTTTGATTATTTTGATGGACCTGCTTTGCAGCTCTCTGGAAACGGTGTTGATGTGATTCTGAGACTGGATTATGAGCAACTACAGAAAATAGCAGATCAGATAGCTGAAGTTAGGCCGCTATTGGACTTTGGTGGCAGAGAATGAATAGCGCAAACACACTACCAGCAGCCAGACCAAGACAAAAGCGCGAGAAGGTGCATCTGCGTGTAATCAAAGGCGGATTTGCCCCTGCCGACAAGTACGCTGAGACCATGCTGCGT